CTGTCGGCAATGCTTACGTTATGGAGCTTGCGTCTAATAACGAAGCGAGTGGAAGTAGTGCTTTCAATAATACAACGCCTAATTCAGATACTTTTAATGTTGGGAATGACATTACAGTAAACTCTAACGGTTATGAATATGTAGCAATGTTGTTTGCAAGCGTGGATGGCGTAAGTAAAATTGGATCATACACTGGCAACGGAAGTAGTCAGACTATCAACTGTGGTTTTCAAGCTAGGTTTGTAATTATTAAGTCTTACTCGCATGGCACTAGTTGGTATGTGTTTGACAGCGAAAGAGGCATTAACACAGGTAGTGATCCTGTATTACTGTTAGATAGTGAAGCTGCTGAAGTAAATAATACTGACTTGATTGACGTTAATGCAAACGGTTTTACTATCAACCATGATGGTGCATTTGGTGTAAACGTAAGCAGTAATAATTACATTTTTTATGCAATCGCATAATCAACAGCTATGAGAAAGGATCAATCAAATGGCTGAATACAGAAATAGAACAACAGGTGTTGTTAAATCGCAAGGTCAGTGGAGAGCGGATTTTCCGAATATGTCTCTACCTAAAACATGGAAAGCAGCAACTTTAGATGCACTAGATTTAGACCCAGTGTTTGCTAGTCCCCCTGCTACTGTAGGTGCATATCAAACATCTGTGCGTGATGGTGTTGTGCAAGATGCCAACGGTAACTGGGTGGAAAACTACGTTGCTCGTGACATGTTTGCTGACACCACAGAGGATGGCGTTACGACTACTAAGGCAGAGCATGAGGCAGCTTATCAGGCTACACTAGATGCTAAGACTGCCGAAGCTAACCGCGCCACTCGTGACAGCAAACTGGCAGAGACAGACTTCTACGCTCTAACAGACGTAACTTTAACAGCGGAAATGACAACTTATCGTCAGGCTTTGCGTGATATAACAACACACGCGAATTGGCCCAATCTAAACGACGACGACTGGCCTACGAAACCTTAATGGGGGAGACATGGTAAATGCCACTCATCCCACTCCAAATTCCAAAAGGTCAGTATCGCAACGGTACTGAATATATGGCGCAAGGCCGCTGGCGTGACGCCAATCTTATCCGCTGGCACGAGGACGCACTACGTCCGATTGGCGGTTGGCAACAGCGCGGCACAGTCGATCTAAATAAAACCGTGCGCGGGATGCTTGCTTGGGAAGATAACTCAGGCAACCGATACGTTGCATTTGGTGCGCACGACAGCCTAACCGCCATGACTGCGGGCAACACAACTTACGACATTACGCCAACGTCATTCACAACGGGTCGCGTAACAGCCACTGCCCTAACTGGGTATGGCGGCGGGCTATATGGGTACGAAACATACGGAACGCCACGCTCCGACAGTGGCGTTCTGCAACGCGCAACAACGTGGTCACTAGATAACTGGGGCGAATACTTGCTGGCCTGTTCGTCCGATGACGGCAAGATTGTTGAGTGGCAGCTAAATGGCGCAACACCAGCGGCAGCGCTTGCAAATGCGCCAGTAGATAACACTGCCATGATGGTGACTGAGGAGCGCTTTGTATTTGCACTTGGCGCAGGCGGCAATCCCCGCAAGGTGCAGTGGTGTGACCGTGAGGACAATACAACTTGGACACCAGCAGCCACAAACGAGGCTGGCGATATTGAGTTGCAAACCAATGGCACAATCCTAGCTGGGTTAAGAACGCGCGGTCAGGCGCTTATCCTAACAGATCAAGACGCGCACACTGCAACGTACTCAGGCCCACCCTTTGTGTATGGCTTTGAGCGTGTTGGTACGTCATGCGGTCTAATCGCACCCCTTGCTGCTGCATCAGTTGACGCTGGGGCAATCTGGATGGGTCGTCGCAGCTTCTTCTTATACTCTGGCGGTCAGGTGCAGGAGATACCATGCGATGTTGGCGATTACGTGTTCAGCGACATGAACACAGACCAGCGCAGTAAAATCGCGGCAGTGCCTAACGCACAGTGGAACGAGATTTGGTGGTTCTACCCAAGCGGTGGCGCAACTGAGTGTGACCGCTACGTTGCGTATGATTATGTAGAAAACATCTGGATGACAGGTGAGTTAGATCGCACATCTGGCGTTGATCGCGGCGTATTCCGCGAACCCATGTGGATACAGTCTGACGGTGAGCTTTACGAGCACGAGATTGGCTACACATACGGATCGGCAACGCCTTACGCAGAAACTGGGCCTATCTCTATTGGCGCGGGTGATAACGTCATGCGCGTCACCAGCCTAATCCCAGATGAAAAAACGCAGGGCGATGTAAGCGCCAAGTTTAAAACACGGTTCTACCCTAACGCAGCAGAAACAGAGCACGGGCCGTTCACAATGAGCAACCCGACAGATGTGCGCTTTACAGGTCGTCAAGTGCGAATGCGTGTTGAGGGTAATACCAACGCAGATTGGCGCGTGGGCGTAATGCGGATTGAGGCAAAGGCAGGCGGGAAGCGATGAGAATAATCCCGCCATTTACGGAAAACACTAAGGCGTGGGCTGAAAACCTGCGCCGTTATCTTGCGCGGGCCTTGAACCAACTTGATGCGAAAGACGCAAGTTCTGCTGCATCTGAAGATGGCGTTATTCTGTGGGATCGTGAAAACAAGTATCCTGTTGTATCCAAGGATGGCGCGTTTGTGCAGATCGTCTTAGAGGATGGTCAATACGCTGGCGCAGTCACGGCAGATCAGACAGCGGCAGCTATAAACACAGCATACGCTTTAACGTACACCTCTAGCATTGCTGAAGGTGTAACAAATGGAACGCCTGCAAGTCGCCTTGTATTTGAGGAAGCTGGTCAATACATGATTAGCTTTTCTGCGCAAATTGCATCAACGTCCAGCAGCACAGTGAACTTCTGGTTTTGGCCTCGCATTAACGGAACTGACGTTACGGGTTCAACGATGAAAAACGCGCTGCACCAAAACGGTTCGGTGCTAGTTGTGTCACGCTCTGCGATTTTTGATGTAAATGCTGGCGATTATTTAGAAGCTATGTGGGCAGTAGATAGCACAAGCGGGTTTTTAGATGCCACGACTGCGACAGCATTTGCGCCTGCCGCGCCTGCATCAACAATCGCTATTACGAGGTTGCACGGATGAACGCGCATAGCCCTATAGATGAACTGGAAAGATGCCGTCCTTGGATAGAGGCGGCTTTGGAGTATTCTGGCGGCACGCACAACTTTGATGACGTGGAGGCTGGACTTGCTTTGGGTAAGATGCAGTTGTGGCCTGCGCCGAAGGGGTGCATAGTGACTGAAATTGTGGTATATCCTAGAAAAAAGGTGCTAAATGTCTTTCTAGGCGGCGGCGAATTAGATCAGCTTTTGGATATGCATGAAGATGTGATAGCATGGTCAAAAGCACAAGGATGTGTAGCGTTGACGATAACGGGCCGCTATGGATGGAAAAAACCTTTGACGAAGCATGGCTGGAAGCCGTTGCATGCGTCATATGTTAAGGAGTTTGAATAATGGCAGGCGGCAAGGGCGGCTCATCAACAACAACCGTTGAAGTACCTGAGTACATTGAAGAAGCGGCAAAGCGCAACCTTACGCGCGCTGACGTAATTAGTCAGATTGGCTATGTGCCTTACTATGGTGCAGACGTTGCAGCGTTTACACCTCTGCAAGAGGCAGCGTTTCAAAACGTAGCGGGTCAAGCTGGCGCATTCGGCCTCGCAACGCCTGCGGGTGGCGTTACTGCTGGCATGCCCGCACCGCAAGAGTTTGCTGGCGGTGTGCGTGGTTACTCATCTGCGCCAATGTATGAAGAGGCTCTTGGTGAGTTGCGCTCCAGACGCCCAGCGCAAGTTGGCTTAATAGAGAGCCTATTCATTGATCCAGTTAGCGGTCAGGTCGGCTCTAATGTTGCTGCACCGATTGATTACACAACTGCATTCCCGCAAACACCTGTTGCGCCTGTTGATACAGGCGATGGTGGTGGGGGTACGTCATTTGTGGATACGGGTGGCGTTGGCACAACTGGCGGCTCAGATTACACAACTTACGGTGGTCACAGAGACATAGCCCACGAAACAATAGACCAAGCATTTATTGATTACGGCAAGCAGATTACTGCGGGAACAGCAAGACCAGAAGATAACCCAGCATATAATGCGGGTGTGGCTGAGGCGAATAAAGACAAGCTAATCACGTATACAACAGATGATGGTGGAAGCGTCACTAAACCAGCAGGACAACTGACCAGCGCTGATTTTGATGCGGCATCCAATGATGCAGCAACGCAGTATGCACTTGCGGGTGCGTCTATGTCTGCGGCAGGTATCAAAAATATTGGTGGCGGCTACTACCAAGATGATCCCACAACTGGATTTATGGGTGGAGTTCAGGATGCATTTGGCAATATAGTGGAAACAGTTGCTGGAATGCCTACCGCTGTAGGTCAGGCTGTTGGCCTCATTGACGCACCAGATAGCACCTATGACCCTACTGGGGGTGGCGCAACAAACATAACTTATGGCGACACAAGTTTCGCTGATGAAGTCCTTGCAGCAGATGATGTTTCATCCTACTTGCCACCTCCAGTCAGCAGTGGCGGTGGTGAAGCAAAAGAAGCAATCACTGGCATCTCAGCTGGTGACATTGGCGTGGATGAGGATGGCGACACATACAGAGTTGTTGATAAAGGGGGCTATACAGTCAGGGATTACAGCGTAGATAAAGCAGACGGTGGCGGCTCAGGCGGTGACGATGGCGGCGGTGGCGGTGGTGGCGACGACTGCGTAATCGCAACGCACGCTGTATCTGCTGGTGGGTTTACGCCAAGTATGAAACGCGAGGCTGTTGTTTGGTGTATGAACGTACTGCACGACAAGTGGTGGGGTGAAGCGATCCGCAGAGGTTATCGCCATCTAGGCCGTAAAAAGATCGAGCAAGGCAAAGCGCACGAACATTATGCAGAGTTCCGCGATTACATTGCCTTTGCAAATGGTAAAAAGCGCACACTAAAAGGCGCTATTAATTTCACGCTCCGTACTGCACAATTCTTTGCAGTCGGACTAATCAAAAAGGAAGCGTAAGATGGGCGCACCAGCACCAGCACCAACGATGGCGGCGCAACCTACGGCGCAAACAGGAGCCACATACCAACCTGCGGCAATGGCTCCGCAGGCAGGCTTTAACGTAAACCAAGCAGCAGCAGGCGCGCTACAGGGCGCACTTGGCGGCACGCAACGCGCAATGCAGGCACCGCTTCAAGTTGGCGCTTACATGAACCCTTACACGCAGGCAGTCGTTGAGCGCACGCAAGCCGATATAGAGCGCCAACGTCAGATGGCAGCAAATCAACTTGCAGCGCAAGCCACAGCAGCCCGTGCATTCGGTGGGTCACGTCAAGGTGTTGCAGAGGGCGTTATGGCTGGTGAATACGGGCGCATGGCAGGCGATATTGCAGCGCAACAGCGTCAAGCGGGTTACACTCAAGCGCTGAATGCGGCAATGCAGGATCGCGCGGCACGTCAATCTGCGGCAGCGCAGTTGGGTAGCCTTGGTCGCCAAGCATTCCAAACAGGTCAGGATATTACTGCAGCGCAAGAGCGTCAGGGCTTGATGCAGCAGGCATTGCAGCAAACATTGATTGATGCAGCGCGTCAGCAATACGCAGGCTACACAGGTGCGCCACAAGCATCACTTGCCGCACCACTGGCAGCGCTTGGTGTTGTGCCTAATCAGTCAACAACAACCACATCACAGCAGCGCGGTTTGTTTGACTATCTAACATTGCCATTCATGGCGATGGGTATGCGCTAGGAGAGAATTATGGCTGAGCAAGACATGCAGCGAATTGGTATGACAGAGGATGACCTTGCGATGCAGGAGCGCCGCGCCAAGCGTAGCGATCAGGCAGCAGCATTTGCAAGCTGGTTGAACAGCATGCGCATGAAGCCTGATGCGAACTTACCTGCTCAGCTACAAGCAGCGCAGGAGCGCCGCGCATCTAACATCCGCAAAAACCGCACAGTCAACATGCTAGAAAGCGCAGGTCAGACTGAGCTTGCTAAGCAGGTTAAGTCAGGCGCGATTACAGGCAAAACTGCAGTTGCGCAGATGTTCCAACTTGCAGCGGAAGAGCGCCAAGCGCAGAGGGCTGCGGCAGGTCGTGCTGCAACGATCCAAGCCCAGCGTGAGGCAGCGGATTTGGCGTTCCAACGCAGCAAGGAAATGAAGGTATTTGAGGCTGCTCTTGCATCTGGTTTGCCGCCGAAGCCCCTAACGCAAATTGCAAAGCTGCAGGCTGATTTTGATAAAGGCT